GATAGAGTGGTTAGCTGGTATGACCAGTTTAACCAGGACGATCTCTTCGAAGGTCAGTCCAGTATGGATTGCCTTCTCAAAGAACTCCTTTGACCCCTCAAGATACTTCGATTCGTAAGATGCTATGTCACAGAGAATAGATTGTATTCTATTTCGTGTAACAGCGTTAGAAAGATCTTTGTCCATAATACTTTGTATTTTGGAACAGATCGTCACGACAGAGTACTGAACCAATTTCTTAGCAAGGGTTCGTAATTCTTGCTCGGTAAATTGGACCTTTTCCTCATCCCCATATGGGAAGTCGGGAAAGGCTGTTTTCAGTAGGGTAAATACTTTCTTAAGTATTTCCCGATTGTGGTCCCACCATTCTAAGGAGAAGTTCTTCTTAGTAGATAAAACCTCTTTCTTCATATCTAAGATTTGAAGCATAGTAGGCGGGTTATGAGTTCTTTCTTTCAGATGTGAATAGAAAGTACTCAAGTAAAAGTCATCACGTAATAATCGTGATACAAGTGTAGGCGAAATTATAGAATAATCTAGATTATTCCACGAATTTCGAGAGACAAATTCTATGTACTGTCCAAAGTTTGTTTTGAACTTACTTTTTGACAGATTGATAGGGACACCTATGTTTTCATACTGAGCCTTAAATTTATGGCCCGGGTCTTGAATAACTAGGTCATCACCAACTTTCATATAGAAAGTGGTTGATGCAGATTCTGGATAGATTTTACTAAGAGTAAATTCTATAAACAGGAGGTCGGTTAGCTGTGCAATAACAAAGCTACCCTTTGTACCCATGCCTTGTCCTTTTCCGAATTTAATCGGTCGGGAGTAGCCTGGTACAAACCAATCACAGGATACACATAATGCCTTCCAGCATTGTGCGTATTTCTGTCCAAACAGCGCCTTCATTACAATATATTGTAATGAGGTCGGTAGGTTATCGGTCCATGAAGTAGCATCTAGTGATACTAATTCATCCCGAATTTCCTCCGGTAATGAGCAAATTTTTGCCCATCCGTCTGAATGTGAAAAGTATGCTATTTTCTCGGAAAATAGCTTCCTTGTAACATTAATTATCAAGGATTCCATAGAAGCTAGAACGCTTTGAGTCCAGAAATCGCATATTGCAATTACTCTGGATTTATTACCCTTGTCGGGTATCGCCACGAGTTTCCGAAGTTTAACTCCGGTAACTTGAGATGGTACCCGGCTATACTTATCTGCACATTGTGCGAATAAGTCAAGGAAGTGCATGTTATTCGTAATATTGCACAAGTCCTTGAAGGCAGCGTAAAGTATTTTGTCTTCCTTTAACTTGTAGGCCCC